GCATATTGCACAAAAATTTTCCCCAATGTTGACAAATCTTTGTGCATTTTGCCAATAGACACAAAATATAGTGCCCACACCCCGTAGGGTAGGGGAGTGCACACTATATATGTGGGTGTAATAGCCGGAACACAAGTCAGCAATTTTTGCAATGTGATACAGCAGCATTTACAACTTAACGTATGGTATAATATATACAATCCATTAAGTATGGAACACGAAAACAAGAAAAGGATGGTTGACAGAATGAAAAAGTTTGAACTGACGAGTGAATTCGTCACCAACGTTTTTGGTGTGAAGCTGTTTCGCATCCGCGCCCTTGTTAAGTTTGGCGACGTTAAGGCAGGTGACCTGGGCGGATACATCGAGAAGGAAGAAAACCTTAACCAAGACGGCGACGCCTGGGTCTGCGGCAACGCCGAGGTCTTCGGCAACGCCAAGGTCTTCGGCAACGCCTGGGTCTCCGGCGACGCCTGGGTCTACGGCAACGCCAATGTCTGCGGCAACGCCGAGGTCTGCGGCAACGCCGAGGTCTGCGGCAACGCCAAGGTCTTCGGCAACGCCAAGGTCTGCGGCAACGCCTGGGTCTTCGGCAACGCCAGGGTCTCCGGCGACGCCAGGGTCTCCGACGACGCCAAGGTCTTCGGCAACGCCTGGGTCTCCGACGACGCCAAGGTCTACGGCAACGCCAAGGTCGCCGTCAACGCCAGGGTCTCCGGCGACGCCTGGGTCTCCGGCAACGCCGAGGTCTGCGGCAACGCCTGGGTCTTCGGCAACGCCAGGGTCTCCGACGACGCCTGGGTCTCCGACGACGCCAAGGTCTTCGGCAACGCCAAGGTCTGCGGCAACGCCGAGGTCTGCGGCAACGCCGAGGTCTGCGGCAACGCCTGGGTCTCCGACGACGCCAAGGTCTTCGGCGACGCCAAGGTCTACGGCAACGCCTGGGTCTCCGGCGACGCCTGGGTCTCCGGCAACGCCGAGGTCTGCGGCAACGCCAGGGTCTAAGGCAACGCAGATCTTATGGAAATGCATTTTGAAAAAAGTGAGGTAAATAAATGGAAATTCGTAAATTCATTGTCTCGATTCATGAGGACGGTTCAGTTTCATCGGTTGAATACATTCCGCCTGAAGATCAAGCGCAGGCGAACTATCAAGCCGGATGCAAAGACACCTGCAAACGTATTGAAAACATGCTGCGGAATGAAATCAAACGTGCAAAGCATAACGCCTTCTTACAGGAGTTTGGACCATTATGGAAAGACACCTGGCTGACCAAAGCTACTACTTGTGAATTTATCTTGGAAAAAATCCGTCAAATGATTTTATATTAGTCGAAACGGCCCTATGGGCCGTCTACCGGGACCGCCGCCCGGTACTGATGACAGGGCAGAAAGGAAACACTACCATGATGAAACGTAACAACAAGAAGTCCAACAGTAAGTCCCGCAAATCCAACATGAACTATATCAAGCTTCAGGAATTCGAAAGCGAGGTGCAGATCGACGAGGGTGAAATGTGGCTGAAATCCGGCAAATATGATGCGCCGTCTGTGTCCGTCAAGATTGACCCGGAAGAAACCATGTCTGACTGGATGCGCAAGATCACCCTGCGAAATGTTGTGCTGACCGTAGAGGAAAACGACAAGGGATATCCCGAACTCGTTATCTCCGGCCAGAGCGACGAAGACGAGGACGAAGATGCAGGTGACGAGTGAGGATTTTGTCCCGTTGCCCGATGAAGAAGATTTGCCGTTTTGACGGTGGGCGGCCTATGGCCGCCCTTATTTTATAGAAGGTAACACTGTGAAAAGCAAAGACAACAAAGCCACCCTGATTGAATTTGATGACCCCATGTTGTACCTTGCGACTACCATTGTATACAGTGGAGTAGTCGCCCGCGACGAGAAGTTTTTTAGGTCAAACTGGGCCAGAACCATTTTTGACGGCCTGGGCATTGATACTGACCCATGGCCCTGGTACAAAGCGGTGATTGATAGAAAGGAGCGTGCAAAGCATGGCAACCGGTGCAGCTAAAGCCAGAGCAACCCTCAAATACGGCCCAGAACTGTACACCCCCTATGCCCTGGAATCCTGGCCAGACAGTCAGATGCGCAAAGAATACACGCGCTTGCGTGATATTGCCCAGAAACGTTTGAAACGTCTATCACAGGACCCCATCAGCGGGACCAGTGATGTATACAAGGAGTTTGCCGCAGGCTTTCCGACAATAAAGTCAATGCGCGGGGACCGGAAAGCGCTGGAGCAAGCTATGGCAGATGTAGCACGGTTCGTCCGCTCCAAAGGCTCCACCGTAGGCGGTGCCCGGGAGGAGTTCAAACAAAAAATGAAAGTAGGCGGCATTGATGCCGATGACGTACCCGAAGATCAGTACACGGTATTGTCTGAGTGGTGGGAGATTGTCAAGGCATCCGGTGTATACTACTATCCGTCGGACCAGCCGTTCATGTACTGGCGGGAAAAGGGCGGCTACAATGTCAGCATTGATGATTTCGCCGATTGGCAGCAAGGTGAGGTAAGCTATGGCAAGGATTGGGACTACAGCGACGACAGCAGCTCTGCCGACTTGCGCGGAGGTTTTGGCGGAGGTCTTTAACTACGACCCTGTCCCCTGGCTTATGGAGCACCTGGACCGAAAACACACAAAAGGTAGGAAGCGGAAAACAAATAGGAAACGCCTGTATTTAAATATGCCGTGTGCGTTTGACATTGAAACAAGCCGGGTATGCGTTGATGCTGACGGTAACCCTCAGACTATAATGTACATATGGCAATGTCAGCTCGGTCTGGATATCACCATCATAGGCCGAACATGGGATGAATGGAAAAAATTTACAGGTGCAATCAGTGACTATTTGCAAGCCAACAGCGGCCCGCATGGCAACTGGTATTTGTGCATGTACGTGCACAACCTGGCCCACGAATTTCAATACCTGTCCGGCGTTCTGGATTTTGGGCCCGGCAACGTGTTTGCAAGTAAACCCCGCAGGGTTCTGAAATGCGACAACCGCGCGATAGAGTATCGGTGCAGTATGCGACACAGCAATTTGTCCCTGGATGCATGGGGAAAACAGCTGGGCGCCCCTCATGCAAAGCTGACCGGTGCGCTTGACTACTCGGTGGTGCGGTATCCCTGGACCCCTCTAACATCCACCGAACTGGCCTACTGTATAAATGACGTGCGGTGTGTGGTGGAATGCCTTTTGATTGAAATGCAGCGCGACGGGGACGACCTTTATACTCTGCCGTTGACCCGCACTGGGTACGTCCGGCGCATGGCCCGGGAAGCAATGTACAAATGGGGCATAAAAAAGGTGAAACGGCTGTTGCCGTCGTGGGACCTGTACCAGATGTTGCGGGAAGCGTTCCGGGGTGGAGACACCCACGCAAACCGTTACTATGTGGGGTTGCACCTGGAAAATGTGGGGTCCGTGGATATGTCCAGCGCCTACCCTGCCGTGCAATGCGAATGCTATTTTCCTATGACCCCATTCAGGCAGGAACCGGCCACGGTTCAACGATTGATGCAATGTATGCGGCACGGCAAAGCCTGCCTTATGCGGTTACAGGTAAAGGGCCTACGGCAAAGGTGTAAGTGGTGGGGCTTTCCGTATATTCCCCTTGCAAAGGTCCGGCACTGTGAGGGATATATAAACGATAACGGGCGGTTGCTGTCCGCAGATCATTTCGAGATCACCATAACGGATATAGACTTTCGCATTATCGCAAAGGAGTATGACTGGGATGCATTGCAGGTGCTGGACCTGTACACGTCCGACTATGGAAAACTTCCCAAGCCCTTGACGGACTGTGTAAAAGAAAGCTACACCGGCAAAACGTCCCTCAAAGGCATACCAGGTCAGGAACTTTACTACGTGAAATCTAAAGGTGACTTGAACAGCTTCTACGGTATGACAGCTCAAGACCCGCTGCAGCTTGATACTCTTTTCGATGAGGACGACCCGGACAATCTGTGGAGCGAATGCAACGACGACCCGGAGGGCAGCTATAACGACCATTGCCCACACCTGTTTCTTCCATACCAATGGGGCGTATGGACAACGGCCCACACACGAAAACGTCTTAAGATTGCGCAATGGGCCGCCGGTAAAAACGGCGTGTATTGCGACACAGACAGTGTCAAATACCTGGGCAATATTGATTTGTCTGATTTTAACCGGGCAGTGAAACAGCTTGCCAAAGACAACGGGGCTTTTGCCAAAGACCGCAAAGGCAATGTGCATTACATGGGCGTGTATGAGCAGGAACACAGCTATGCGGAGTTTATGACCTGGGGCGCAAAAAAATATGCAACCACATACACCAAAGGAGGACCCATCACAACCACCATTGCAGGAGTGAGCAAACGCAAAGGCGGTTTGGAGTTGGCCCTGTGGGGCGGGTTTGATGCATTCAAGCCTGGCTTTATTTTCTGTCTTGCTGCTGGAAACAAGGTCGTGTATAATGACTACCCGAACGTGCCGGATTTTGTGGTGGACGGACACACGGTACACGTGACCCGAAACCTGTGTATTTGTGACAACACTTATTCACTTGGTATTACTGATGAGTATGCAAAGATACTTGGTTATAAGATCATGGAGGTGGTTTAATGATTAAGTTATACACAGACGAAGGTTGGCCAAATTTTTCCGAGGATGACGGCATTCTTTCCACCGGAGCGCCCTTCATTTTTATATGGGGTGGGCGCGGCACCGGTAAAACCTATGGAGCGCTCAAACACGTGCACCAGACCGGGGAAGAATTTTTGTACTTGCGCCGTACCCCGCAGCAGGCGGAGATAATTTGTGCGTCGCCAAGCATGTGGCCGTGGTCCCCGCTGAATGATGATATACACACGCACTATGCGCCCTTCAAACTGCCCAAAATCGCAGGGCTGTATGAAGTGGGCAATGCAGGGGCATACACCGATGCAGGTGCCCCCATCAAACCGGCGCAGATGTCCGGCGTGGTGGGCAGTGTTGTTTCACTGGCGCGCACCAGAGGTTTTTCCAGCCCCCACACTAATATCATAATTTTGGATGAATACCAAAAAGAAGAATCAGACTATTACCGGCGCGGTGAGGGTGTGGGCCTGGCGAACATCTATGAAACCGTCAACCGTAACCGTGAGCTGCAAGGGAAAAAACCCTTGACGCTGCTTTGTATGTCAAACGCCGTGGGCATGGCAAACCCGTACTATATGCAGTGGGAGATCACCGATACAGTAGAAAAGATGATCGGCAGAAAAGAACGCGTCAAGCTGTTGGCCGATAAAGGTATACTGTTGATCGACTTGGTAGACAGCCCCATAGCAAAGGAAAAAGCTAGCACCGCCCTGTATCGGTCCATGAGCGGCACCGACTTTTACAGATCAGCGATTGAAAACCAGTACAGCGCCGAGGAGAAAAGCCTTGTGGTGTCCCGGCCATTGCGGGAATATTACCCGCTGGTACAGGTTGGCCGGTGCTGCATTTATGAGCACAAAAGCAAGCCCCTGTACTATGTGTGCAGGCACCGGTCCGGTCAAATGCCGATGTATGGCACCGGTGAATATGAGCGCAAACGATTCCGGGCTGCTTATGGGTATATATGGCCTGCGTACCTGCAACGGCAGATCGAGTTTGAGCGGTACTCAGATGAAATCTTTTTCCGCGAATATTGCGGGGCTTGACAATTTTCCACAACCGAATATACTAAAGATAATCCCCGGTGCCCATAGGCAGCCCCCAGAAGGGGCGGGCGAGCGTCAGCCAGCGCAAGAACCGGGGATTTAATTGTATCTGTAGGAGGTGCACAGAATGGATTTTAACAGTATGCTTCAGGCTATTTCCAATGTCGGTTTTCCCATCGCCGCTTTTTTGCTGATGTGGTATCAGTGCAACACCGTGGTGAAAGAAAACACTGCGGCTATTACCGAAATGCGGCTGGCCCTGGATGACCTCAAAAAGGAGGGCTGACCCATGGGCTGCTATATCATTTTTGCCCAGTCTGTGACCAACGAGCGTGCGTTCCTGCTGGCTGACTTGTGCACTCGGTTGAACATTGACTACTATAGCGACTGGGCCAACGACGCCCACACGCGGCAGTGCTGCGCTGTGGGACCCGTTACGAAAGGCGATAAAGACCAGGTGGTTGACTGCCTGGCAAATGACACATACGTTGTAATGGAGGCGGTTAAAGTTGAAAATCAGTGAGAAAGCTGCCCTGGCTATGGCAGGGTACACCAAAGCAGAGATTGAAGCAATGGATAAACCCGCGCAGCCCGAACCGGCTGCTGTGCAGAATCCCGTGGTTCCGCAGCAGGTCACGCCTACGGCGGAACAGCCGTCGGTACAGATGCAGAATCCCGCCCAGCCCGCAGCGCAGCCGGGCGGTCAGTATGATGGCCTGGAAATCCTGCTGCAGCAGATTTTGCAGGGACAGCAGGCCAGCACCCAGGCCATGCAGACTATGACCCAGACGCTGCAGGCCAACGCCGTGGGTATGGGTATTCAGCAGCAGCCGGCGGCATCGGCTGAAATGGCACAGGCCCGCATTATCAACCCTATGTATGGTAAAAAGGAGAGTGACAAGTAATGCCTCTTGGTATGAATTTTGCGGACATTTCCGCAATTCTGGCCGAAGTCAACAAACTGGCGACCGGCCAGGAAGTGACCAGTCCCATTGTGGATACATCCAGCTTTGTTAGCGTTGCCCAGGCTACCCAGCTCACCGGCATGGACAATTACACCAAAGCCATATCCCAGGTAATGGGTCGTACTGTTTTTGCGGTCCGTCCTTATGACGCCCCGTACCTGCGTATGCAGGTCACGGGGGATGACTGGTCAAATCATCGGCGCAAAATCAACTATTTCGATGAGGAGCCTGTTCAGGATAAAGCGTGGAACTTGACCGACGGTCAGTCTGTGGATATGTATGAGGTGCACAAGCCCAAAGTCCTTCAGACCAACTACTACGGCCAGACCAACTACTCCCGCGTGTACACCCAGGCGGAAACTCAGTTGGAAGCCGCGTTCAGAGGCCCCGACGAGTTGGCCGAGTTTTGGTCAAACATGATTCTGCATCTGTCGAACCAGATCGAATCTGACCGGTGCAACCTGGCAGCGAACCTTCTGGCAAACCATCTCACCGGTATGACGGTGACCAGCCCTAAAAGTGTGGTGTACCTGCTGGATGAATACAACGCGCAGCAGGGAACGAGCATGACGGTGCAGGATGTATACAAGGAAGCTAACTTCCCCGGTTTCGCCACCTACGCCTATGGGCGCATTAACGACATTTCCAGACTTCTTAAAATCCGTACTACCAACTACCATCAGAATTGGAATATCAGCGGACAGAAGTACAATTTTATGCGTCATACGCCGTATGACCGTCAGCACCTGTATCTGTACAGCGGCACCCAGTCCCAAATCGACGCAAAAGTCATTCCCCAGGTCTACCACGACAATATGTTACGGTATCGTGATTCTGAACTGGTGACCTTCTGGCAGGACGTCAACGAGAGGCAGACGATTGCCGCCACTCCTGTGGTGACCACTACCGCAGGCGTAGCGCAAAAAAATGCGGCAGTACAGCTTGCCAATGTGTTCGGCTGCCTGCTGGACTGGGACACCATCGGGTACACCCCGCGTCTGGCAAAGATTGCCCCCACGCCGATGAATGCCCGGGGCCTGTACACCAACTTCTGGTATCACTACAGCTGGAGCTGGTACGATGACTTTACGGAAAACGCCGTTCTGTTCTTGATGACCTCCGGCGACGTGACCTCTCCCAGCAGCCTGAACACCGCCAGCCTGCTGAAATCCTCCACCGTGAAAGAAGCCGACCCGGCGAAGTCCTGACCATCGGCGGGCTTGCGCCCGCCGATATTTTTATATAAGGAGGTGCAGACGTGCAAGCAACTTTTTACGTATTCCCCAAACGTACCAACAGCACAAAGCGCCCTACCAGCGGCACCAATTACAGCATTGAGATCAAGGCACCCTGCAATATCATAAACCCGGAAATTCAAATTGCCACCAACGCAAACCCCACCGGGTACAATTATTGTTTCATCCCCACGTGGGGGCGCTATTACTGGGTGAAAAACTGGACCTTTTCCGACGGCTTGTGGACTGCCTCCCTTGTTGTGGATACTCTGGCCAGCTACCGTGATCAGATCGGCAGCAGCACCGAATATGTGTTAAGATCGTCGGCGCAATATGATGGCTCAATTGTGGATACTTTGTACCCGGCTACCGCTAACTACACAGCGGTTCATAACCAATGTACTCAAATTTTTGGTGATGATGTCAATCAAGGGAGCTATGTGGTATCTGTTATCTGTTCAGGGTTTGTTGGGTTTGGGTGCACCACGTATTGGTCTATGAGCAACGCGGCTTTCCGCGAATTCCGCAAAGCAATGCTTAGTAACACAGACTACTTGGGTATTAATGCCGAGGAAATCAGCGAAGGACTTACCAAAGCCCTGTTCAATCCCTATCAATACCTGGTATCGTGTATGTGGTTCCCGTTTGATGTGCCCAGCGACCCGGCCCTATCTACCTCTACATTGTCTGTCGGGTGGTGGGATATCAATTTAGGCAGTTCGTTTTCCGCTGGAATTGTCAATAGTGGTTTCGATACTAAAACCTTTATTGATTCCGTGTCAATTCCAAAACACCCGCAATCCGGAGACCGCGGCAGCTATGTCAATCTGTCGCCCTATACCACATACATTTTGTATTATCCCCCGTTTGGTGAGGTGCAGATCGACACAACAAAGGTGGTGGATGCCACTCAACTATATATCAAGACCGTTATTGATATGTATAGCGGCATGGGGTATCTGTATGTGTCGGCTGATTCTGGGTTTACAAAAATTATTGCGGTAAGGTCCTCACAGATCGGTGTGACTGTATCGCTTGCGCAGATTTCAAACCAAACCATTGACAGTGTGGGCGAAGTGGTGAGTGTAGCGGCCACCGGCCTATATGGCCTTGCAAAAGGTGTGACTGACTATTTTGCAGGTAACACCGATGCCGGAGGAATATTAACCGCAGTAGGAGATGCAGCCGAAAAAAGCATCACCACCGCCCAGTACAAAGGCACCGCCGGTGCAGTATCGGTTTATACCGCCCCTGGTTACTTGCAAGCGTTTTTTCAGCAGATCGCCGCCGACAACAACGAAGACCACGGGCGGCCGCTGTGCAAGCGCGTGCAGCTATCCAGTATCCCCGGGTATATCATGGTAGATGACCCTGATATTTCCTTGCCCGCTACGGCGGCAGAAATCGATAGTGTGAAAAGCTATCTCAAAAACGGCTTTTTCTATGAGTAGGAGGTGTATTATAAATGGCCTATAAGCAGAGTATCACGGATATGCCTACCATTACCGTGACCGCTGGGTATCCGGCGTACCCCGATGGCAGCTATCACCGGGGCATTGACACGGTACATGGAGATCATAAAGTCTACGCCCCCGCTTCTGGTACTGTAGTGGTGGCCCAGGTGTGGGACGGTCACACCACCAGCGGTGACCAGTCGTGGGGGAACATGATTAAAGTGCAGATGGCCGACGGCAGCACCTGGCGCGCGGCCCATTTTGCAAGCCAGATTTGGCACGTAGGCGATACCGTCACAAAAGGTCAGTTCATCGGCACCCAGGGTCAGACCGGCAATGCTACTGGCATACATACGCACTGGGAATATGCGACGGCAGACGGTGCTTTGTTGGACCCGTCCGCTATTCTGGGTATCCCCAATGCAGTAGGAACCTATGATGTAGAATGGGACGCCGGCACTGACCCCGGCCCGGGTCCCGGCCCGGACCCCTGGCCGACGGGTAAAATCCCTGTTTGGCTTATGTTCAAAATGGCAAAGAGGGGGCGGTTACTGTGAGTGCACCCTACAGCTATGATCAAATCAATGCCCATGTATCGCCTGTAACGCCTTCTGTAATGCATACCAAAGGCAACGGGTTGTCCTACTATTTCCGAAAATATCTATTTTTGGAAGCGGTGTCAATGGTCCGGTGGACGCTCCCCGACACCTGGCCAAGCAACCGCTTGCAGTATCTGGTGTTCGGGACTGGTGGTGTAACGGTTTTTAATACGGACCGGTACGGCCTGGTATATGACCGGATGGGCTTAACAGGTATTAACATTTTTTACAATCCCACCCACTCCATCATTGCAAACCCTTTTATTAAGGGTGGCCATTATTTGCAAATCGGCAAGCAGTGTGAGATCATCAATCTGCAGCCGGATTACAGGGGCATGGTGGACATTGTGGCATACTATGGAGATTTAATGGCCCTTGCTGCCCAAACAATCCAAAGTAACCTTATTAACAGCCGGTTGGCGTATGTGTTTGCCGCAGGTAACAAAGCCGGGGCAGAGTCTTTTAAAAAGATGTTTGACCAGATCATGCAGGGTAACCCCGCTGTCTTTGTTGATTCCGCGCTGCTCAAAACGTATAAAAATGGTGCTTCCGGGCAAGCCCCATGGATGTATTTTGCCACGGACCTTAAGGGAAATTTCATCACCAACGAACTTTTAACGGCCTTAAAGACCATCAAAGCGCTGTTTGATACCGAAGTAGGTATACCCAACACAAACACCAGCAAGAAAGAGCGGATGTTAACCGATGAGGTCAATTCCAACAACATTGAAACCGCTGCAAAGGCGTCTTTGTGGCTGGATAGCTTGCAGCGGGGATGCGAACGGGTGCATAGGCTGTTTGGCATTGACAAGGATACTTTGTGGGTTGATTGGAGATTTCCGCCCGATACTGGTACAATGGAGGTGACTAACGATGCACGCAACACTCAGCTTTAACGGACTTCTGGAGGGTTATCCGGAACTGTTCGAGGACTTGAAAGTGCCAGCCAGTGTATCAAAAGACGCTGTTTGCAATCAGCTGCTGTTTGATACACTGGAATTAGAGGTGTTGTATTCTGATGGGCCTGTAATGCGCCGGGCGCTTGGTGTTTTTTCCGAAACCATGTTACCGAGCTGGACCCGATATGCTACGGCCCTGGGCCTTGATTATGACGTGCTTGCGTCCGATGACCGCACACGAACCGTAGATCATGCAGGAACAAACACAGGCACCAACAGCCGGAAAAATGTGGTAGAGGGTGAAACCACCAGAACCCCAAACCTTACTACTACAGGTCAGAATAACGGCAGTGACAGCACCACACGGGACGTGACAGGTTTTGACAGCGGAACATTGCAGACCGCTGAGAAAAATACCACTACCCTGGGAACTGGTAACACCATTACCAGCAGCGGCACGGACACGACCACCACTGACCAGACAGTCACAGATACCACTACTTTGGATTTGCAGGACGGGTACAAAGACACCGTGACAGAAAAAGGCCGAGCAGGAAAAGACCCTCAAGAGCTTATTTCTAAAGAGCTGACCATTGCAATGGAAAACGCGGTGCAGAAAATTGTCACGGATATCCGTGCTAATTTCTGCCTGCTGGTATATTAAGGAGGTTATCATGAGTACAGTATATCCTATTCACAAAGCGCCGTACACTAATTACCATGACCTTAACCTTGACTGGGTGATCGAATCACTCAACGACTTTAACACCAGACTGACCAACTTTGTCAGCCTTGCAACGATTAAGTATGCAGACCCTATTCAGTGGGACATCACCAGCCAGTACGAAGCCAACACCGTCGTTGTGGATAGCAACGGAAATGCATATTTGTCTGTGCAGCCGGTGCCGTCTGGTATATCTTTGGATCGTACAGAATACTGGACCAAAATTGGCAATTTTGACGAGCTTTGGGCCGATGTTAAAAAAGCTATCACTCCCATCGACGAGGGGCACAGTACCACCGCAACGGCTGCACGAGCCGTTGATGACCTTGTTTGGGTTGACGGTTCCCTTGTTCGTATCACAAAAGCCATGGATGCAGGTGACGCTTATGTGGAGGGGTCCAACTGCGTAAGCAGCTCCACCAATGAGGTTTTGCACTACCTGCTTAACACGTTCAATGAGGGCTTGAGCGTAGAGCAGCAGGCGCGGGAAGAAGCAGACACCCGGCTGCAAGATGCTATTACGGCAGAGCAGACCGCCAGAGAAGAAGCTATTACCGACGAGCAGCAAGCCAGAGAGGAAGCAGATTCCCAGCTGCAGGAAGCTATTACCGCCGAGCAGCAGGCCAGAGAGGAAGCAGATTCCCAGCTGCAGGAAGTAACAAGTTCTCTACAAAGTTCAGTATCGAAAATCATGATGAGCGGGAAAACATGGATTGACGCCTCGAATCCCCCGCCCGATACAGGTTTAGCAGCAGCTGTAGGCGATGGGGTGGCAGATGATACAGACGCAATTAATGCCGCAATCGTGTATTGCATTAATCATGGTGCTGTATTGTTTCTGTCTGGCAAATACAGAATTAAAGGCCGAATCTATTTATCCGCCGGTCTTAATATTATCGGATGCGGAACAAACTATAGCAACTACGATACCACAAACAGATTCGATTTAACTCTTTTTAAATCCGGATTTATTGCTGACAGTTCCAACGAAGCTTTTTTGTCCATGCAACACGCACACGGTTGCTATTTTTCAAATTTTGCTATTGTTAATATCGGATATTCTGTGAAAGCTGTATACATGGACGCTTGCAGATATTGCAATTTTGACAATATCCGAATTTCGTTTTTCAGCTATGGTATTGAAATGGGTTCTCAAACTACAGGAAGCACAGACAATTCCATGTATAACTACATTGCGAATGTGCACATCGATAGGTGCGACTTGGGCCTACATCTTTTCGGTTCGTCTGATGATGTGTCAAACGCTTGTCACAATGTATTTGTAGCATGCCATTTCGATATTAATAGCAATGCTATTGTCATTGACTGGGCTGACAATAATACTTTTGTGGGAATTTTCACATTCCAGAGATCGGGTACCCATGCCTACGTGTTCAACCCTAAAGCAGGAAGCAACTACTTCATCCACTCTCAAGGCGCGGCAACCAATAAGGCGAACATCAACTTCAATAACTTTTTGCTGTTCCATGATCGTGGAAACGGGCAGCCCTTCCCCGTAGGAGAAGGGCAAGGCAACTTGTGGGTACTGGATTCGCTGGGCAATATCGGGAATGCGCGGGACAACAAACAGACAGTCTATAGCGTGGGAGGTCCTTATAAAATCGACACCCCGGCAGTCGGTAGCATTCGATGGAATACAGACACCTCTAGCGGATATGCAGGCCAGATGTACGACGGAAGTTCTTGGAAAAACTTCGGTGCAATTGTATAACAACTTTAAGAGTAGAGGATGATTCCTCTACTCTTTTTATTCAACATCCAGTGCCT